TGTTGCAGCAGATACTCTTGGAGTCGTGATATTGGTAGAAAATGTACCCGTAGCAAACTTGGCATCAACACCGCTAACAGCACTGACTACCGTTAGCTGATTTACCGTAAAGGCGCTGATTGATACTGGAAAATCGATCTGGTGGATGTTCGTGCCATCGCAAGCAACAAATGTATTTTGCCTTGGAACAGTGTAGCTTGAACCACTTGCAGTCTTCATGTAGACATCAAAACTGCCTGTAGCAACATTTCTTAGGAAGTATGTCTTTTCATGCGAAGGAATGGTAATTGTGACATTTGCTGTCAGTGTACCGGCAAACTCAAGCGATGCATTTCGAGACTGGTCAACCAAGCCATTGTTCTCTGATAGAGTTACGCCAGTAGAACTGACAGAAACAACAACATATCCAGCAACAGCCTCATCGATAAGATCAATGACATTCTGGTTAAGAATATCACCCCAAGAGTTTGGGTTCTCTCCATCACCCTGCTTTTCAAATCGCAGTCTTGTCGTGTATGTACTTGCCATGTTTCTTGCGTCCCTCTATAGAGCAGGTATTTCTTACCGTACATCCAATGTAGCCACTGCATGAATGGCTGTGGATGTGAATACAATGTAGTCGATGCGGTCTACGGCAGAAGCCGTGACTGTAAGAGTTGGTGCAGCAGCGGCTGCAAACTTCCAGTTACTACCAAATGAAAGCGTCTTGCCACCAGATACGTTCTGCATGACAAAGATAGAACCAGTCTGTCCTGCAACACAGTTTGATGGATTCTCCAATGTCCTATTACCAGTAAGCATGACTGCAAAGTTCTGTGAAGCATTGAAATCTACAGCAATGGATGTTCCATCTGTAAGGCTTACGATGGTTGCAATGGCTGCACCAGAAACTGCAATCTTCTTGCCCAAGTTTCCAGTGCCAAAAGCTGCTGCACTTACACTAACTATACCAGAAAATGTACCAGTAGCCGCTATGACGGAACCTGTACCACTTACATTCACAGCCGTAGTTGCATTTGTAGCTGAAGTTGCAAATACAGCACTTACTGCATTAGTAGCATTTGTGGCACTTGTGGCAAATACAGCAGAGGTTGCATTTTCAGCATTTGTCGAATTTGTGGCGCTAGAAGCAAATACTGCCGATGTTGCATTAGTAGCATTCAACGCCGTTGTAGCATTTGTGGCTGAAGCCGCAAATACTGCTGATGTTGCATTAGTGGCATTGACTGCATTTGTTGCGTTTGTCGCACTTGCTGCAAATACCGCTGATGTGGCATTTTCTGCATTAGTGGCATTCGTGGCACTAGAAGCAAATACTGCCGATGTTGCATTGGTAGCATTAACTGCATTTGTAGCGTTTGTGGCAGATGAAGCAAATACAGCAGAAGTAGCATTAGTTGCGTTGACTGCATTTGTTGCATTTGTAGCTGATGCTGCAAATACTGCTGATGTAGCGTTTACTGCGTTTGTGGCATTTGTTGCCGATGTGGCAAACACTGCACTAACTGCATTGGTAGCATTCGTGGCACTAGCTGCAAATACAGCAGAAGTGGCATTTTCGGCATTGGTAGCGTTTGTTGCACTAGACGCAAAGACTGCTGAAGTAGCATTCACTGCATTCGTGGCATTGGTAGCACTAGCTGCAAAGATTGCACTGACGTTTGTCAAACCAGCACCACCGCCAACAAAGTTCGTTGCACTGATGATACCATTGACTGTTGCTGCACTGACTACTGTAAGGACATTTACTGTGTATGCTGAAACGGATACAGGAGCAGTTGGAAGATTTGTAAGATTTGAGCCGTCGCCAAAAAAGGTAGCTGCTGAAACCTTGTCTGTAAATGTAGCGGAAACACCAATAAGATTGTTGGTCGATGCCAACTTGGTTGCCGTAAAGTTCGATACGCTTACCGAAACAGGAGTTGCAGCACTAACGATCTGACCTCTTGAATTAACCTCAAGAAGAATATGTGGACCATATGAAGCAGATACAACTCCAGTAGAATCAAGGGAGATGACTGGATTGCTTGCAAGTCCATCTCCGTTTGCCACTGAAACACCAGTACCAGCAATAAGTGTTCTACCTACTGCTGTTCCACCAGAAATAGCTGGAAAACCTGTTACACCACTTAGATCCGTAATCGCATTGAGAGCAGAAGCAGTAGCAGTAAGAGTGGCCCCATTTAGTTGAAAAGTACCGTTAATGTTGACTGCGCTGTTGCTTAGCTGTAAAGCAGAGTTGGTACCTTCTCCATCCGAGACAGTTCGAAGGGTACCATCAACACCACCATTGTTGTTGCTGACCTGAAGGAGATCCTTGTATGTATTGGCAATCGTCTTGCCGGTAAGAGTAGCCATTTCTGCTCCTTAAGCCTTACACCAAATTCCAATATTGAGTTTCGTCTTCCCAGTTAATATTAGCATTGTTCCAGACGATATTACGGTCGTTGTTCAGAGGTGGTCTTGGGTTACGAATAAACTCGTCATCCCTTACATTCGGAGATCTGTTCTGAGGGTGGTTCTTGAGATCATATCTTCCCTCATAGTCTTCCGGACAAACCATCAAGCCATAGCTATTCCGCTTCAGTTCACGATATGGATACTGGAACCCACATGTGTCGCAGATACCTAGCGCTATTCTGGTAGTAGCCATTTCCGTATTTTACACCAAGTTCAACTTGGGTACAATACGAAGACTTGTTCTTTCCCTGTCCTCATCCATAGCCCTAGCAAGCCGCTCCTCATATTCCTGCTTGATGAACATGATGCGATTGCCATCGATGCCAGCTCGCTTCATTGACATGAAATAGGCTAGCCCAGCAGTCATGCATGGCAAGAATCTACGGGATACATCTGCAATCTGGCCAGCAGACTTGTTCACATCTTGAAGATACTTGATCTTCTCGATCTTGAGGGAATAGTCATTATTGTCCGGAACAGGCCACAGATAGAGTTCTGGATTGGATCTTCCCCTGCGAATTGCGTACTGAGTAGGACGCCCTGTCTGGCTCTTGCGTGGAATCTTCAGGTACTCTTCCATCGACAGACGATCAAGCTGGATATCCGTAGCACTCAGATTGACCACGACCTCCATCGCATCGACCATGTTGGATGAAAGAGAATACGCAGTCACGGATGTCGATACATCAACTACGGTAGTGTTTGTTGACCACAGAAGGATGCCTCTGTTCTGCCAGTCTTGAAGAAGAAGATTGATGGAGCGACGGGCAGACTTTGGATCATTACCCAATGTCTGCTCGCCGCCAATCATTTCCAAAGCCTCTTGGATAACTTCATCAATATCCATGCTGAAGTTATATGTCCCGCTAGTTGACATGCTTTGGTATCTCCCTTTTTATTTGACCTTGCTTGCTCAGCCCTTACTGCGCTTGCGACCGGCAGCAGCCATCTTCTGCATCTTTTCGGCACCATACTTCTTGCGACCGATTGCTGCTGCTACTGCTGCTGGATTCTTTACATCGCCTCTAGCTGCAATGCTCTTCGTGAGCTTTGCAAATCGTTCACCCGAACCGAGCTTTGGCTTCTTACCCATTGGCATTGAAATCTGTCTCCCTACACTTGATCTTGAAATAGCCATTTATCGCTTGATGCCTCTGACGTACTGCTGTGACTTAGGTGGCATCTTCTTGGAGCCTGAAGGACCAGCCCAATACTGCTTGTTTGCCCAGTAGGCTGCGCTCTGAGGACCCTTTGCAATGTTACTTGCATGGCGATCCTTGAATGCCTTGCGGGCTTCCGGTGAATAGTTATGGCCCATCTTCTGGTCACCAAAGCGAATAACCTTTACGCCACCAGAAGGAGCACGAACAGCAACCACACCCTTTTTGGTTGGATGTGATGGTGTGTTCTTTGGCTTGTTGAGACCACTGAGTCCCAGCTTTCGTAGCTTGTTCTTTTCTGAATCTGTAAGTGCCATCGTCTTAAAACTTCCTGAATTGCTTGACTTTGTTGGCGATTGTCTTTGGCTGCTTTACGAACTGCTTGCCCTTTCGAGTACCAGCCCTCTT